CCCCTCTGGATCTCACTCAAGGGGGCGTACTGCTCTAGGGTAGTTAAACCTCCAGACATCGCCCCTGGGTTGGCTGTCGAGACGGGCATCAGAGAATCGCCGGGGCCATTGGCAGCGAAAAAGGCGTTGTCCTGAGCGGCAGTTGGCTGGATAAAGTCCACAGGTTTTAGAGGGGCGGAAATTCCGGAGGTGCCGCTGGAGGTGCTGCTGGGCAACGCTGTATTTGTCACCTGCGGGCTCGAACCAAGACCCGCGGTAGCTACTTCATTGGAAACCGCATTAGGATCGTAGGTCCGTCCGAGCGTCTTGTCATACCAACTAGCGCCCGGCGCATTTCCGGCACCCTCCATTCCGCCTATGCCTTGGGCATACGATCCCGAAAGGTCGTTGAGCGCATTCCAAGGGGCGCTCGCAGCCTGAGTAGCCCCGGCCATAAAGCCGGTGTTGTTCATGAGTCCGCCGATACCTCCGGTTAACACGTTAGCGGCGTAACCCGTAACCCCCGCCACTGCCATTGATTTAAGGTCCCAGCCGCTTTGATATCCGGCCACTAATGTAGAAGCCAGAATGCCGCCGATACCCGGCAGAATCGCATTACCTACAAGATTCGCAATAATAGGTGCTGCTTTCTTGAATACCTTTTTGACGCTTTTCCAAACGCTTGAGAAAAAGAACTCGGGTATCCCCGTGTCAGGGTTGATACTATTAAGCTCGTTGCCGACCACGTAGCGTTCTGGATCCATCCCCATGTCCCGCATCTGCGCGAACAGCATTTCCTTAATTTGGGGGTTAGAGTCCAGCACCTCCATCGGGATGACCGTCTCGCCCTCGGCAGCATGGACAACGTATATGTCACCGTTTCTGCCAAACTCCGCCAGCCGGTCTACCTGATCCCGCATAGAGCCGATACCAATCGGTGCCAGATCGTAATCCGCAGAGGCGTCCGCAAAGGACTGAATACCGGTGTTTGATTGGGTGTATGCTTGCTGCAACATCACGATAGCTCCAGAACATTTGCAAAGACTTGAATCTTCGACGCAACATCACAGTTGAAAATGAGCGTGTCTCCGGATTCAAGGACAAAAGGCCCTGAGAGGGACACGTCTGCGGTGGCGGAGGACGAGGCTAAAGTAGCCATCGTGACCTTCTGCAAAACCACCGTTACCGAAGCGGAACTATCGGTTATCTTGGAGTATACCACCACCGCTCCCGTGTGGCTATTGTACATATTTATGTTTTTCACCAGCGCAACGGTGGCCGCTGGACAGGTGTACGCGGTCACGTCCCCAGTGGCCCCGACAAGAGTAACGATGTTTTTGTACGCAGAAGCCATTAGTCCATAAACCAGTTCATTCCATTGGTGTCATCTTGCCCACTAACAACAGCGGGGAAATCAATCTTCGTCAGCGCCATCTCCAGATCTCGCAAAATGCGGACAAAAGTATCCGGGTCGTACTCGTCGGGAGCCATGGGCATACTGTGATCTAATAGACTAACCATTACCGACGACCGTCCGGACGGATATCGAGGCGCAAGTCACCCATTGTCCACGTTATATCCGTTGTAGAACTTTCAATTCGCAGCGCAGCCTGCCGAGACCGGCTGCGGAGAAAGGCTTGCTGCGTCGTGGATGTAACGGCGCTTGTGGAAACGGTGGCTAAACTGTCGCCGGGATAGTTTCGGGTCTTCAATATGTAGTTTACCGGAGCCTCTGCATCACTGCTTGTAATGTCTATGTCCGGGATGAGGCGGCTTACAAACATAAACTGCTCGCCGTCTCCAAGGTCAAAGTCTGCCGATTCAATAAACGCAGTCATAGGCAACCCGTCGTTATCGTCGCCCGTTTCTTGGACATAGACAAAGTTCGTTCCGCTGGCGGTTCCGGAGGCCCTTGGGTTGTCGTGTACGCCGTAATCAACCCAAGCCGTTCTCGACAGCGTACCCAGATCCCAAGTGTTCTCCGTAAAGTTAAACTTAACGTAACGGTCTATCTCGGTGGAATCAGCCGTAGGATAGAACCAAAACACCTCGTCAAACATCTTGTTGGAAGCCGCGAAGCACTTGAAGCTCTGATCAAGGTTTATGTCATCAAACACATAACGAAGAAGTGTACAGGGGATAACCTCAACGCGACCCGTGTAGACAAAAAAGTTCTCCCGAGTCATCCAGAAGACCTTGTCGCCCACTGTCGTTACAGCGTTCGGCCCAATAATTGAAACATTGTTCGCCAGCATACTTATGCCAAACGTAAACGGCGGCCCTGTGAACCGCATTGCGTGAATCGACGTATCCGTCCAGATGAGCATTTCCTGACGAGTCTTTTGAGCCGATATAATTTGAGAACCGGACGAGATACGCTGCGATCCAGCAGTGTTTGTTGCGGTAGGGGTCCAATCCACGGGGCTTTCCTGATCCGACCAGCGAACCATAAGAAGGTCTTGGCTAGACCCGCCCAGCGCATTGCAGCCAAAGCAGACGACATGCCTGTCCGCACCGGAAACCATAATCCGACGTGTTACTGTCGGGGCATCAGAGGCCCCCGCTTGCGCAGCAAAAGATGTTGCCCTGGACCCCAGACCCAGTGTTTTATCCCAATAATACGGAGCCCCGTCATAAACATTGAATATCAGGTCTTCGCCCCAGTTATCCTGCGCATATAGACGTATGTTGGAACCAGCGGAGGCGGAGGTACTCGAAGATCCCCCCCAAGCTACAAAGTCGTTCGCCTCTTTGACATTAACCCCGTCAGCGTGGGCTACAGCCAGAGTTCCGCGGGCTCCCCTAACAACACCCGCATTTATAGTGTGGGTGGACTTTCCGGTGTACTGAATTAGCTCGTCTTCTATGAGCATCAAGCCAACAAAGACCACCGCAACGCCACTGGAAGATGTGGCCTCAGTCGTCCCGTCATACCCACGGGTCAGGTCACTAAAAACATTCTCAGTATTGGTTCCGTACAGTATCTTTTCGCTCCCGATCAACACAGTTCCTTTGGCGGGGAACCCGCTTGAATCGGCTACCGGAATAGATGAGCTTATAATCGTCAGGTCTGCGCCAGTTGTCGAGGCCGCCGTCTCGAACAGAGCCGCGCTCGTAAGTATGAAAGAAGTGACACTGGCATCTATGCCGCCGCTGTCGTTGAGGGTGGTCTGTGAATAACCCGTGGTCAGACCGCCCCAAAAACCCGCTCCGAAGCCCGTCCCAGAAACAACCGTGTTGAGCCCTGTATTAATCTGGTAAACCACAAGGATCGCTGACCCACCCCCCGCGGTTGACCCGGAGCTTGCTGTTCCTGCGGTTGTTATTGAGTAGCTATTGGAATCAATAACGGTCAATTCATGCTCAGTGTTTAATTGCGCGGCTGTGATCCCATCCGTGGTGGTAGCCCCGCTGAAGGTCACAAAATCTCCAGTAACGGCACCATGTCCTGCTGCCGTTACACGCACTACTGAGCTACCGGCCGCGACGGTCGTTAAAGGGTTCGCTCCAAGGGTGGCCGTGGACCGGATAGGGGTTATGTCATTATACCCGCCCCCCTCTTCTATATAGACCTTGGTTTCTGTCCCAAGGCCCATGTATTTTGAGCCGTCAAGCGCGGCCCACACATGAAGAGAACGCCCCGTGCCCTTTATCGTATTGCTGCTCAGACGCTCCCAACCGCCCATCTTCTCCGGGCGGCCCTTACGAAATCGGATTAGGTCTGAATTGAACCAACCGTTCTCATCTCCGTAAGACGTAGTCTCACGGTTGACCCCCGGTTGAAATTGTATTTTTGTTAGGGTCATAATTCGGTTGCTTCCGGGGCAGGAAATGTTTTCCAAGTAGAAATAGGATGAACACCATGTGTTCTTGTAGCTTGATACATATGTTTAAATGTGAACATCCCATCCCCCGCAATAGATATTCTCATCTTTTTTAAATCTTCTAATGTATGAACTGGCGTGTTCTTTTCATTAGAAGGAATACCATTTACAGGCACAACTTCATGTCCTACGCTGCCGGGAAATAAAAACAAACAACCTTCTGTTGATTTAAAAACCCAAGAACTTGAGTTGTGCCAGTTCCATCCTTTGTTAAACGTGTCAAAGAATGCTGAATGAGGCTGCGGCATATCTTCTGCAAAAAACCTAATGTCAAATTCAACATCATCTGGAATGTGTGCATAATATATAAAAGACATATGCGAATCTAAATGATGGTGTTCCGAACCGGGGTTTTTATCTACTAAATTAAAATAACTCTTAGAGATATGAAAATCTAAATCATCTAATGATATATTAAATACACCCAGATATTCCTTTATTGACTTTGTTATAAATGCATAAATATCCCGTAGCTTTTCCTCGTGATGCAAATAAGGGGCGTTGGTCTCATTTGAATATCCATCTTTAATATGGCTTAATGCTACTTCCCACAAATTCTCTTTAAATTCAGATGATTTGTCATACTCAAATTCACATATTGTCGTAGGAAATAATGTATGAGTGTTCATAACTTAGCAGCCTCTAGAATTACTGCCCAGTATTCATCACCTACCATAGCATCTGAGTTAACGCCTCTATCCAGATTGATCCTGCCCATCCTACCGCAGAAATCTGCGAGCTTCTCTTGGGTTTCTATGCCTGTCATATCGATGCCGCTGTCTGCAAACCACGCAATCCGGTTGTTTGTCTCGATAACGACAGGCCAATCTCGACCGACCAAATCAGCAAGATAATTTTGCACGGCAGTCTCGTCACAACAGTTGCCTCGATAGACGTATTTCGCCGGATCAGCGGCAGATCGCCACTTCCCATACGACCCTTTTTCTGCACACCACATATCAAAGTCACGGCCCGTCAGACCGTTTGCGACATAGTGATTATAGCCTCGCCGGTAAGCACATCGGAGGCACCAGTGGTCATTGCACTCTGCGTGGTTGGACAGCAATACGGATTGTAAGGCTGTTGGCATTTGCTCATACTGCTCCCATTTTCCTGTCAACGTAGCAGCTACCACATTAAAGTCAAAATCGGACGGTACGATCTCTCCCATAGTAGGCCAACCAGACCACATTACTGGAGTGCCAGTGTCCGTCCATATATTTCTGGTATGTATAGCCGTGTCACTCGTCGTATTCTCTAATGATCGGCCAAAAACAACAGCGTCACAATCACCCTCGTCACACCAAGCGGCGATCTCCGTGTGGCATGCAATGCGTAGGCCCAAGTCTGACAGACTTTGGAAACCTGCACGGACCGGAACCCTTTTCTTTGTATATCCGACAGTGGCACTAACGGCGGAAAATTCAAAGTCTCGCACATTTGCACGAAGCCATGTAGCTACTGTTATCGCATGGTTTTCCTTCTCGTTATTTTCCACATCAGTAAAGTTTGCTTCACGCAGAAACCGTACGACGATTTCGTGGGGTGTGTTCGCCGCAAACCACCATGCCGCATAAGTACTGTTAACCCCTCCTGAGAAGGGTATCAAAATTTTCATTATCCTACGCTCCCCGCTACTGTTCCTGAATTATTCAGCGTCACAGTTTTGCCGTTCTTTCTTAAAGCGAAACCTGCCGCTCCACCTGCGCCCCCGGCACCAATCGTTTGACTTATGCAGTCCGCTTCGCCAGCGCCATACGTCCCGCTAGCCCCTGTGGCACCTGCCGCACCAAACCCGCCAGCCGCTCCTGCTGCGCCGACAGAACCGTAATATATAGTTCCAGTGCAAAAATCCTTTTCCTCCCCTTGACGACCACCAGCCCGACCACCGCCACCACCACCGCCACCACCGCTGCGTAGGTTTCCACCAGACAGGACGTTGACGACTGCCGTTCCGTTCGTCTCCCAGTAAAGAGCATCACCACCTACCGATCCGGCTGCTCCGGCACCTGATGCTGCTGTCGCTCCTGTATATCCATCAATGCTGCCAGTGATATTTACTGTCAGGGACGACGATGCGTTGAGTACACCGGTCCTCATGGCGTATGTTCCACTGGCGCTGACAGTCACTCCGCTGGCGACGTTAACGGTGATGGGTGTCGTATCAGCCGCAGCGTCGTATCCAGCCGCCGTTGCCTGTGTCAGGATATTGTAGTTGCTGGTGTTAGACGTAATGTCGAGAACAACTTCACTGTCGGCGCTAAAAGTGCCAAAGCCCAGAGTATTATAACCAAATCCAGTCATTGTGCCACCCTATGCGTCGTTTGCGGCATCTGTTGTAAACAGCAGCTTTATCCCTAAGAGCCGTGCATCTCCTGATTGGGTGTCAGCAGAAACGTCTCTATTTAGTTGGAAAAAGCACTCGTCGCCGACCGCCGGGGAACCAGCGATTGTGACGGCACCACTCTCGACCGATACCATCAGATCATTTGACGTTCCGCTGTGAGCGAGTGCGGTGGTGGCAACCAGAGTGCCGAACGCCGTGTTGATTGTATCGTCGCTCGACACAGCAACCCCCCCTAATTGCCATGCAACTGTACCCGTATTGGTGCCTGTTACTGTCCAATACGGTTGGAAAGAGACAGTGCCCTCGTTCCACGACTTAGGGAACGCTATAGCAAACTGTGCGAACTCATCCGCTCCCGTCGCGAAATCCAATACCTTGAGGTCGGGCCTGAGTGCGGTTGTCTCCACCTGAGTTACGTCTGAACATGGGTTTGTAGTACTTGGATACATGGCTGCGG